CCTATTATTTCCGCTCTGTTGCCGCAGTTCCTGTAGGAACAGCTATTTCAAATACCAGTTACTGGGATCCAGTACCTGAAGGATTACCTGAATATGTTGTTCGTACCACAGACAATTTACAACAAACTGGCGGGGTAAGCAGTGGTGCTACCTATGCTCCGCAGAGCATTGAAGTAACAAACATGTGCTTCCAAACGTTGAATTCAGACAGCGATTCAACTCAATCTCATAATATTTTGCGTGTTGAAGCAGCCACACAAGTTGCCTTTACTAATGTTACGTTTCGCGGTCCGTTTACTACCTCTACAGACATTAACACAGTGAGTGACGCTCGCATCAGCGGTGTGAAATTTGCAAGTCCAGGAACATACATTTGCAATCAGATCAATTTTGATAACTGTAGATTCACTGGAGTTACCTATGGCATATTTGCAGATGCCACAACACAAGGTGTCACGATCAGCAACAGTTATTTTGATGCCATGTACCAAGGCATCATTTTAGACTACAATCCCATAACAGGACAAAGTCCCACAGGCGTTCGCATGGTACACAATACCTTTGATAATGTGTACAGACAAGGAATTGAGATTACTGGTGCAACTTTCAACGTTAGTGCCTACAACATATTCTATGATGTGGGCAACAACTACACTGTCACAGCCACTACACCAGTAATCAGTTTTGACACTGACAACAATGTCAGCATGGGCGACATGTTTGAACGTACCACTGCACAAAGTGCAACCTATCCTCGCGTGAGCCTGGGCACCACTGGAAGTATTGCATTTGGCATGAACACCAGCAAGATTGGTTATGTGATATCAGGAGTGGCCAATACCACCATTGCCAACCAACTGAACCTGGGTCAGTATGTGCGCACCACTGGTGTGGTATCTACCTTGGCCGATTCAGCCGCAACTTCTACCTTGTTCACTGTGGACAGCAGTGCCACAGGTATCCGAGCATTCCGAATGGACTACACTATCAAGCGTGGCACAACTTATCGCACAGGCACAATCACCATTGTGTCAGGCACCACGTTCTCATTCACTGATGACTACTCAGACAATGCTTCAACAGGCTTTGTGCTGTCAGCCGCAGAAGCCTCCAGTGTAGTCACTGTATCGTACACAGATGCCACCCCAACTGGCACAGCCGGTTCAATAACTTACTCTATCACCCACCTAGCTTGATGTGGCATAAAACCTTTAGTGACCGACTAGCAAGTTGGTCCGATCTTCGTCGCCAGTGCGAAACCCTGAGCACTGATGCAACCCTCACAGCCATCAACACATGGTGGTTTGACACCCCCTGGACACCTTATCACCTGCACTGGGATGACCGTGCAAATTGGCCAGATCCCTGGCAATTACTGGATGACAACTTGTATTGCGGCCTTGCTCGCGGGCTGGGAATCCTGTATACTATAACAATACTTGATAGACCCGACCTACAAGATGCGGTGCTTGTAGAGGTGGATAGCGACAATTTAGTCCTGGCAAACCAAGAGAAATATATATTGAATTGGGACCGAGACACTGTCGTAAATATCAACCTGAGTCCCAAAAAGACTCGACATCAGATAACACAAAACCAAATAAAACTACAAATAAAGTAGGAGTAGAATGAAAACAATAACAGTTGTAAAGCGCCATGGGCAGCGGGAGCCTTTGGCATTGGAAAAATGGCAGACCCAGATTGCCAAAATATGTTCAGGCATTGCAGACGTGAGCCAGAGCATGGTAGAGATCAAAGCACAGTTGCATTTTTATGATGGAATCACCACCAAGGAAATTGATGAGATTACCTTACGTGCCATAGTTGACCTTATTGACGTAGAGTCAAATCCCGATGTGGGTCACACCAACTATCAATTCGTAGCTGGTAAACAACGTTTATCAATGTTGCGCAAAGATGTGTACGGCAGTTATACTCCACCACACTTGTATGAGATTGTAAAGACCAATGTGGCCACTGGCTTGTACACTCCTGAACTGCTGGATTGGTACACAGAGGATGACTGGAACCGCATGAATGACATGTTGGATCACTCAAAAGATGAAACATATTCATATGCGGCCATTGAACAATTAATAGAGAAGTACTTGGTCAAGAACCGTAGTACCAAACAAATATATGAAACTCCGCAAATTAGATACATGGTCGCGGCCGCTACTGTATTTCACTCAGAAGAACCGAACTCAGCGAGAATGCGCTACATCAAAGAGTATTACACAGCGGCTTCGGACGGACTTTTTACCTTGGCAACACCTGTGCTTGCTGGCCTTGGAACACCGACTAAGCAATTCTCAAGTTGCGTCCTTATTCGCAGCGATGATGATTTAGATAGCATATTCGCCAGCGGTGAGATGATGGCCAAGTATGCCAGCAAACGTGCCGGCATTGGATTGGAGATTGGCCGACTACGGTCGTTAGGTTCTCCCATCAGAGGTGGTGAGATTATGCACACAGGTATGATACCCTTCTTGAAGAAATGGTTTGGTGACCTGCGCTCATGCAGTCAAGGAGGTATTCGTAATGCAAGTGCTACTGTTTTTTACCCTATTTGGCATCATCAGTTTGATGATCTTATTGTCCTTAAGAACAACCAAGGAACAGAAGAAACCCGAGTCCGTCATATGGATTATGGGGTTGTGCTTAGTGCTTTCTTCTGGAGACGATTTAAAAACAAAGAACAAATAACATTCTTTGATCCAAATGAAGTTCCAGATTTATATGAAGCCTTCTACTCAAACACAGAACGGTTTGAACAGCTCTATTGCGAATACGAAAAACGCAAGGACCTAAGAACAAAAACAATGAGTGCTGAAGAAGTATTCAAAGGCGGCATTCTCAAAGAACGCACAGACACAGGACGTATCTATCTAGTGTTCATTGATAATGTTATGAAACAAGGACCATTTGATCCTGAATATCATACAATTTACCAGAGTAACTTATGTTGTGAAATTCTATTACCTACTAAATCTTTTAGGCGTTTGGATGATGCTGATGGGCGTATTGCACTTTGTACGCTCGGTTCAATCAACTGGGGTGCGTTCCGTAACCCAGAAGATATGCGACGTGCTTGCCGTATCTTGCATCGCAGTCTTAATAACATTCTTGATTATCAGGACTTTCTGTCCATCCAGTCAAAACTGTCAAATGATGAAATACGCCCATTGGGTATTGGAGTCACCAACTTAGCTTATTGGCACGCCAAGCGTGGATTCAAATACGGAGAGCGAGACGCCTTGGCTGACGTCAAGACGTGGATGGAACACCAGGCCTACTACCTAACAGAAGCATCAGTTGAACTGGCCAAGGAACGTGGTCGTTGCAAAGACTCAGACCGAACACGCTACGGCCAAGGCATTTTTCCGTGGGAACAACGGGCCAACGGTGTTAATGAACTCACAGACTTTACTCCTGAACTAAACTGGGAAGGCCTACGTGCAGAAATGCGCAGTTATGGTGTACGCAATGCCACCCAAATGGCCATTGCTCCCGTAGAGTCCAGTTCAGTTGTTATTAACTCAACCAACGGCATTGAAATGCCCATGAGTTTGATCTCAGTAAAAGAATCCAAAGCAGGTAGCTTGACACAGGTTGTGCCTGAGTATCACAAGTTGAAAAACAAATATCAACAGATGTGGGCACAAAAAGATTGTGACGGCTACTTGAAGACAGCGGCAGTACTAGCAGCCTACATTGATCAGTCAATCTCAACCAACACATTCTATAATCCGGCACACTTTGCAGATCGTAAAGTTCCAACTACATTGATTGCCAAGAACCTGATGCAGGCACACTACTGGGGATTGAAAACATTCTATTACAGCCTGATCAACAAAGCAGGATCAAAACAAAAAGCGGAAGAAGCACCGTTAGAAGAAATTGACTTTGATCTTGAAGAAGACTGTGAAAGCTGTAAACTGTAAGGACACCAATGAGTAAAGCACAATACAATCTAAAAACAAAAACAGACTACTTGAATCGCAAGATGTTTCTGGACCCAGCTGGTCCTGTGACCATTCAACGTTTTGAAGAAGTCAAATACAACAAACTACAAAAGTTTGAACAAGAAGCACGTGGCTTCTTTTGGGTTCCTGAAGAAATTTCATTGACCAAAGACAGCCAAGACTTCAAAGATGCGTCAGACACAGTCAAGCACATCTTCACATCAAACCTACTACGCCAAACAGCACTAGACAGTTTGCAAGGTCGCGGTCCTACACAGGTGTTTACCCCTGTGTGTTCAATCCCTGAATTAGAAAGTCTGATGTACAACTGGGGTTTCTTTGAGACCAACATTCACTCACGTAGCTACAGTCACATTATTCGCAACATCTATAATGTGCCCAAGGATGTGTTCAACACCATTCATGACACACAAGAGATTGTTGGTATGGCATCAAGTGTAGGCAAGTACTATGATGAGTTGCATAGAATGAATTGTAAGAAAGAACTAGGATTTGATTTAGTTTCTGACCACGAACATATCAAAGCAATCTACCTGGCACTACATGCCTCTTATGCGTTAGAAGCATTCCGCTTTATGGTATCATTTGCTACAAGTTTGGCCATGGTTGAGAACAAGATTTTCATTGGCAACGGAAACATCATTCAACTGATCTTGCAAGATGAGATCCTACACAAAGATTGGACTGCGTTCTTAATCAATCAAGTTGTAAAAGAAGATCCACGTTTTGCCGCTGCCAAAGTCGAGTGCGAAGCCGAAGTGTATCAACTGTACCTGGATGTGATCCGTGAAGAAAAAGAGTGGGCAGATTATTTGTTCAAGCACGGTCCTGTGATTGGACTCAATGCCAACATCCTGAGAGACTTTGTGGACTTCACTGCCAAAAACGCACTCAACGAAATTGGTATCAAGTATCTGGAACCTGCACCCAGAAGCACCCCTATTCCGTGGTTCAACAAACACGTTGACACCAGCAAGAAACAAACTGCACTGCAGGAGAACGAAAGCACTAATTATGTTATTGGTGTAATGAGCGACAGTATTGACTATGAGGAACTACCTGAACTATGATTGACGACAATTGGTTTGCCCAAGGCGGATTTGAAACTTACAAACACCCAACACCTATCAGTTATGAAACAGCCACGGACAATGGCACAGTTGAAACACTGGAAGGTCCTGTGGCCTACACAGTGGGACACAAGATTATCACTGGCCCCAAAGGCGAGAAGTATCCCGTGAGTCCCATCAAGTTCTCAGCCTACTATGACGACAACGGCGATGGCACTGCCACACCCAAAAAGATCATGAAGGTAGCTAGACTTGCTGACCATGACGGTGTTGTAAAAGCGTCATGGGGCAATTTAGAATACACCAAAGGCAATGACTACATTGTCAAACACGGTCCTGGTGATTATGGTGTTGTTAAAACAGACATCTTTGCCAAGACCTACGATAAATCCAAAGAAGGAAAATAAAATGCAAGCTATTGTATGGAGCAAGTATCACTGCCCTTATTGTGATCAAGCAAAGGCACTATTAAAACAAAAAGGTATCCCGTTTGAAGAACGCAAGATCGGAGATGGATATACAAAAGAAGAATTGTTAGAAGCAATCCCCTCAGCCAGAACAGTACCACAGATTATCCTTGACGGAGAACTTGTGGGTGGATTTACAGAACTCAAAGCTAAACTAACAGAAAGCGTCTAATGACACAACTAGCACTAGAACACAATCAAGTATACACATTCAAAATGAACTCAGGAGAAGAAATGGTTGCCAAAGTAAAACACTCAGGCAGCGATTGGATTGTTCTTGAAGAACCAGTAAGCATTGCGCCGGGACCACAGGGCATGGGACTAGTGCCCAGTTTGTTTACCGCAGATCCCAAGGAAGAAATCCGGTTAAATACTAACAGCGTTTCTTTGGTATCCAAGACTGATGACTCAGTCAAGATGAAATACTTGGAAGCAACAACTGGTATCAAAGTACCAGAGAAGAAACTTATATTAGGATAATATGCCAGCAGTACAGCGACAAGGTGATTCAGATTCGGGCGGTGGTGTAGTAACATCGGGCATTGGCTCGGTACGCACCAATGGCAAGCCCACGGCTGTGATTGGCTTGGCTGTTAGTTTTCATGGTAAAAAATCACATGCAGGCCCACAAACTGCGGGTGGGGTAAGCACTGTGCGAGTAGCAGGCAAACCTATCAGTGTCACAGGCAATGCTGACACCTGTGGCCACACCCGCACCGGCGGCAGTAGCAACGTAAGGGCAGGATAATGGCTGGTACAGGATTTTCAACACCAGGAACATATACTCCTTTGCAATTGATTGCAGGCGCAGGCCTACTAAACAATCAAGGCATTGCAGTTCCTGCCACATTGACCAATGCAGTAAGCTCTTACAACTCTATTAGTTTTGTTTCTAATTTGAACAGTGCTATTGCAGCCGCACCAGGTTTCGGCATCAGCGCCAACATTGTGACCACACTAAAGACCTTGGCCAGCAACGCATGTCCTGCCCTGGGATCCAGTGTGCCTGGATCATATGCCGGCAACAATGTACTGATACCTGTGAGCGAACCTGGGGGCTTTGGCAATCTAGTGGCCAACAATGCTGCCATGTACCTCGGTGATGGTAGTGTAGACAAGTTCTGTCAGATATTTCAGATTGCGGCAGGATATAGACAAAGTGCAAACGATTTGATATGCAGTGCAGTCAATGCCACAAC